ATTGGTCAGTGTCCCGCCGCCTGCTGAGTAGCCTGTACCGCTGATCTCGTTGCTGGTTGTGTACGCTGTGGTTGCCGCATTAAAGCTGGCTGAATTGGTGTACATCGCCAGTTTATACGTATCGCCAGAGCTATTTGTAAAATCGTGTTTGGCCTGAAGCAGTTCTTGCTTAAAGCTGGTACACATAAAATTTCCTGAGAAGGCCATGTCATAATCTCCCGATAAGTTCAGCCAAATCCTTGTGCCCTGCATCAAGCAGAGCGTTGTTAACAGTAGTCCTGTCGCTTTGAACGGCTTCCTTCATATAGAAGACAAGAACCGCTCTCATATGCTCCTTATAAGCTATCGCTTGATCTCTAATAGCGGGCGGTGCCGTATCAGAAACGCTAAGAAGTTTGGTTAAGCATCGGTCAGCCACCTCTTCCGGGGTGAAACCACGATGTTGAGTAGTCTGAACTTCGACTATGCCCGGTGATAGTGTAACGCCTTCAAAGTTCATTGTTTAGGCCTTATGACCATGCCGGTCATGTATTGATCAGTCACTTCTTTAGATTCTCCAAACTGCTTCATACCAATAAGAGCATTTTGCAATTGAGCCGTGTATAGAGCTAGAACGTCCTGCTCACCTTTCATAAAGGTGTAAGCCTCTAGCAAACTGCCATATAACATGGCCAACGGAGCGTTTTCACTAAGCCACGACTGACTTGTATCGCTCAAACTGGTCAAACTAGCGGGTCGATAGTAATAGTGTAGCTCTGCCGTCAAAGCGGCATCTGGAGTAGGCGCTAAAATAAAATTACTGCTATCAAACATCGCGTAGTATCTAGGCGTCCCGGTGGTGCTACTGTTCGGGTTAAACGTCTGCAAAAAATTAACGTCTTTGTACTCAACAAAAATTTTGGACGAAGAGACTTCAAAAGAAAGCGAAAACGGGGCCAAAAAATCAGACGGGCAATCTAAAAACTGATTAGAAACGGTAGAAGTCCCCACCACATTTTTACGAAACTCCGAAAGCTGTACATTTTTGAGAATGCGCTCTTCAGCATTGCGGATAAACACAGGGAGATTATTGGTAAACGTCGTTTCATCGTTTTCCGTGTAATCTTTTATGGCCTGTTTTAGTTCACCGTAAGTAAAACTCATGAGGTAGTCACCGTAACTGAGCCTACAGAGCCTGTCAGGGCGTCGGTCACATCAAGCTCTGATGGCAACTGAGCTACACCGGAGGTAGACCAATTTCCATTACCTAAATAGCTGATGCCGTTTGTGGTCTTGACCAAAAAAGCACTGGTTGGGTTATTCGGCTGTGGTCTAGGGTTTAACAAGGCTTGTGGGTCCACAGCTTTCCTACGAGGCTCTAGCTGGGGATGTTTTGGCTCATACTCATCAGGACCCACCAGCATGCCCGTCCACTCACGCTTCATTTCGTTTAACTTGTAACGAAAGCCCGAGCGATCTGATATGCCGTATGCGAACTTACCGTTAGCAAACCTAGCCATTACAGAATCCTTGAGTAAGCCATTGAAGGTTGAATGTTAAAGGAAGACCTGTCCCTATCCTCAGATGCGGCCCTGTCAAACTCTTCTTCATAGACCGCCTTGAGAAGCTGTACGCGTTCAGGAGCACGTTTCATTGAAAGGTAATACGCCAAACCTGCGGCCAAACAAGGGTAAAACCGAAACGGCAAATCCATGGTGTTCGTAAACGTATCTGCGTCATCCATACGTACAAGCTTGTCAATAATGACTGTGTCTGTGCTGTTTTCAGGTACAGGCCACAGCTTCAACACAGGGTTAATCTGCCGGTCTATAAAGAACTGAGAGGGACGTGCTTTGGTCGTTTTAGTGGGTATATTGATGTAATCACCCCTACTAATCCTTTCCAGCGCAAAATCCGTGCCACTTCTTCGTATGACAGCGTCCAGCACATCAATGGTAGATGCTCCAAGCGTGTACTCAGCAGTGTCTTCGGTAAGCGAAACCGTTGTTTGCTCAATTGTCCATTGATTCAAACCCCGGTTTGCCCAATCGGCCAACATCAAGTTCAAAGACCTTTTTGCAGTTTTGAGGTCATAACCCGTGCGGACTTCTAGCCCACAGCGTTCATACGCCTCTTCGATGTAGTCACTTACATCTAACTCAAAGTCTGTTGAACCTGAAACAGCCATTACTTATAACCTCGGACCCGTGGCTTTGGACAAGGGCTCATGGCTTCCTGTTTGTGTGCGTTTACCGGACCGCCGTGCTTCATGAAGCCCATCTTGTTTCGGACTTCTGTGGGTAGTTTTGGTAAACCTTTGTTCCCCTTTGGAACAGGCTTTAAGTCCTTTTTCATGGCTACAAAGGCTTGCTTGAGCTACTGCGGACGCGAGAGCCGGAACCTACACGGCCACCCATGCCTCTTTTAATGGGCTTGGCTTTTTTCTTGGCTTTACCTACGCCTCCGCCACCGCTTTTCTTTACAGGCTTGGCTTTTGCTTTTGGATTACCACCGCCTTTTAGGCCGGGGGGTTTGTCCTTCATCGCCATGCCGCCGCCACGCATTTTCTTAGGCAGTGCTTTTGCTTTAGGCGGGGGGTCCATCATGGCCTCGCCACCTTTTTTCATGCCCGGAGGCTTAGGTTTTGCTGACATACCACCGCCACGCATTTTCTTAACAGGCTTGGCTTTTTTCTTGGCCATACCATTTCTCATTCCCGGCATCACAGAGTCTCCTATATAGTTCCTGACGCTCATCCCATAAACCAGCGGTTTCTGGGTCATTTAAGTACTGGTCATAGTACCCCTTTTCTCTCAGCATTTCTGCCGATTTTTCAATAGTAGAAAGTCGTTGCACAAATAACATTGTGTATGGCTCTTCCACTAAATAATCAAATTCTTGGTCAAACGCCTCTTCGCCTTCGTCATACGGGTGAAAGCCCATGACCCACAGGTCTTTTTGCACAAAAGTGCCTGTAGCTATAGCGTCATTTAAAGCCCCGATGTGATCATGAAATTCTTGTGATTCTTCGACAAAATCAAATTGCACAAATAAAATCACATCGTACGTGTCATCAAACTGTGACAAAACTCTGTATAAGGGGTGCATAGATTTGTCGTAACTAAACGAGAAACCTACTTTTTCAAATAAAAAAGCTTTTCTGGCGTAAGGACACGCCGGAAGGTCGTTAAAAAAAGGGTTAGGCTTATCTAAAACTTGATTTGCCCATTCTTTTATTTCTTCAATGACTCTTTGTTCTAGGTCCATGACTAGTCATACCTAGTCTTTTTTCTACGCTCCGGCATCACGGCACCACATCCCCGGTGATTCTTGCGTATTTCGCCACCATTAGCGGCCTTACGGACTTTAGCGGCCTTAGTGTTAGACACTACCTGCTTACCTTTTGCGCCCTCACGCTTCTTTTTACGCGCCGTAGCGGCACGTTCTGATTTGCTCAAGCTGTTGGCCTTAGAACGAGGCAAGCAACGGTCGGGCCGTTTTTTGTTCTTAGACGTGCCGCATTCCCCAACAATGTTGCCACTGCTGTCAATACGGACCCAATCTTGGTCCAGCCACTCTTTGAGCTTACCCATTAGCGGCCTTTCCTTTTGCCGCCTTTAGATTTTTTAGCGTAATTAGGGTCTTTGCAGTATTTACTAGCGGCCAAATTAGCGTAAGCAGAGGGGTATGTGTCAAAAGTACGCTTTGCCCACGCCTTACCTTCGGGACAAATTTTACTGCCCTTGCTTTTACTGGACGCCGCACCACCTTTACGCATGTAAGTGACTTGGACTTTTGATTTTTTTGGCCCTGTTTTTACCCTTGAGCCCGAAATCCCCATACCCATAACATCACCCTATAATCTTAGTAAAAATCGGGGCGCTTATAATCAAAACAGCTAAACCCCAAATCTTTATATCTAATTTGTTTAAAGACTGTTTTTGGTCATCCAGCCTTTCTTCAATACGGGCGTAACGAAGCGCACACTCCGCTTCATGTTTTTCCAAACGCGCAGTCAAGCCTTGTCCAGCCAACACCTCTTTAACATCCATGACTACCAAGCCTTACAAGACCAATATCGCGCCGAAAATTTATCCTTTGCTGTGTCACAATTGTGCCGTGCCCGAAAATTACTTCTGCGGCCCGGCTGTGACTTTTTGATCGACATATTTGGATCACCAAAGCGAACCAGCTTTACTTCCTTGCCTTTTTTAGCCAAAACGGCGCTTTTCTTGGACTTTCCGGGCGTTTTCTTAGGCTTGTTGTAACCCGCAAAAGTTTCCCCTCGGTAGCTTAAACGACCAGAGGGGAGCCTTTTTACGTCTTTAGTGGTTGCCATTAGCTAAAGAACACCGTGATTGCCGTAATGTTAGTTAAGACACTAACAAAAATGTCAGATACCTTAATCCCCTCATCGGGAATGTTGACCGAGTGTGTCTCGCTTGCAGAAAAATCCAAGTCTAATACGGTGCTTCCGCCACTTCCGTCCGTCACAGTAAGACGTGGCGTTCCCGAAGCAGAAAAAACTTGAATCTGACGAATACGAGCAGGCCCTACGCCAGCAGAGCCTGTCCCGGTCAGACGTTTTGCTTTTACGTCTGAGTTAGCCATGGCTTTCTCCCGTTAGGATGCGTCAGAAGTACTGGAAATTCCAAAAAACTTCAAGACAATAACTGTGTCGCCGCCGGGATCGCCCGAAACAACAAGCTCAACTTCATCTGCTGTGCCTGTAGCCGCAGTGGTCGTGCCACCGGACATACCAAGAACACCGTTACAGGGGAAAAACCCTTTGAAACCGGTAGAGTTTACAGCGGCAGAAATACCGTCAACAAAACCGTCCGTATCAGCATCTGTGCCAATATCTTGGAGGTTTACGGCGTTTGCGGCGGCTGTGGTGACAGCAATTGTGACGCCCATAGGGATAAAATTATCTGGAATGCCAATCGCGGACTCTTTGCCCGTGGTGGCACCGTCAGCTACCGTGATTGTCGTTTCATAAGTAGAAAGCGTCATTGTGCTAGTTACAGCACCGGTAGTGGAGTTTTTGGTTATATCTTGAAAACC